GTGGGAAGTTAAAATGGATGGAGCACCTAGATTTGGTATGGATAAAAAGATGGATTCTTCAAAACCTAAAGTTAAAAAACCAATGTGGAATTTTGATCGTTCAATCTTTTTAGCTGACGCATTTAACCCACAATATTCCACATCACGTTTCACACCAAGTTTTGATACGCCTCTATCATTAGAAGATAATCAAGCAGATCTGTACAATGAACCGATGATTACCGAACTGGATGTGATTGAACAAAAAGTAGATGATGATATATTGGTTGAACAATTGGAATATTGGAGAATGAAAGAAAGTTATGAATCTCGTAAAACAGCTCCTCACAACGGCGTGATTGTAGAGACACCGATGAAAATAATTATAACATCATCGATGAAATATACATTAGTACCAACGCCCAGTCAATCAAGACCTGTGATGACTAAGAGATTGAATGCTATGTTCGATACTATGACAAGGCGATTATATGACGTTAAGCCATTAAGGAAACATAAACTCAATATAAATATGGAGTGGGAATTATTCAAAGTGTATTTCAATGACAAAGCGTCTACCTTATTGCAATCGTACCAGTCTGTCACGCTCGAATTAAATGTTCAAAGTATAATTGATTGGGTGTATTCTCGTAAAGATTACAACAAGATTTCGAGGGAGGTCGTTGGAGTATTGCAAGATTGTTTCATAACCAAGCAAATGAATTTCTTAAAAGCACACGAGAAATTAGAATCCTTGTTAAAAGACAAAGTGGATTTAAATTTTCAAGACCAAATGATTAGAGCAATAGTGTGGCAACCAAAAGGCATAGTAGCATTGTTTGCGCCTTTGTTTAAAACAATTAAAGAAAGATTAAAAGCTTTGTTAAAAGGCAACATTGTTTATGCTGATGGCTTGACACCCACAGATGTTAACCAGGTGCTTAGTAATGTAACAGATTGTGACAACGTTATTGAAAATGATTTAGAAAAACAAGACAGACAAACTGACGATGACCTGTTAGATTTTGAAATACATGTTTATAAACAATTAGGAATGCATCCAGACCTTT